TGCCGCCAGCCGTGAACGTGCGCAGCGACGAGCCGTGGCGGAACACGATCCGCTTCCCCTGGATCCCTGTCCGCTTCTCCGGCCGCAACGCCGACGGCAACTCGTCGACCATCTGCTCCGTCATCCCGTGCAGGTACTGCGACGACTCGTCCAGGTGCGCACCGGTCACACCGCGGAACGTACGCGTCACGCACGCCGCATGCGCAAACCTGCCTTGGATCAGCGTCGAGACGCCCATCCGCCGGCTCTTCAACACGATCATCCGAACCGGCCGACCGAGATTCCTACGCTCCTCGATGCGAGCGTGGAGGCGACGCTGGACACGGTTCAGGTGCAGCGGGATCAGCTTCGCCGTCGTCCGATCCTCGATCTTCAACCGAGGGTGATACCGGCTCCACACGAGCTCGCTCTGCACCTCCGCAACCGATCGATCCAGGAGCGTGGTGGCTACGTGACCACCTCGGCATCCTCAACCGATTCAACCGGCAGCGCATCGGCGAACAGCACCTCATTCAGCGACAACGCACCGGAGTGCTCAACGCGGACGTTCTCACGGTACTTCTCCGGGCGAAGCGCCTTCAGAAGGAAGATCAGCAGCGTGTCCGATGTTTCCTCGGCACGCTGAATCGCTACCCGCTCGAGACGATCAGCCGCCGCTTCACGAGCCTCCTCGAACGCGGCAGCGAACTCCGGATCGTTCTTCTCGACCTGGTACACGGTGGAACGAGCAACGCCGGCCGCTGTTGCTGCGTGCGTAACGGTGCCGAGTTCCTCGTACGCCTTCAGGAACCGAGGCTGCCACGTTTCTTTCAGCAGTCTATCCGTCCGGGTTTGAACCGTTCCACTCATCCTGTGTTTCGCTTGGCTAGCTGGGCTTTGCAGATCCGGATCGCGGTCACCTTGTCCTTGCCTTTGGCTTGCACGGCGAGGATGCAGCGTTCCATCCAGGCGTCGTTTTTGCGGGTGTCGCCGCCTTGGGTTTTTTGGATGCCGTAGGGCATAGGACGTGGAAGCCACCCCGTGTCCGAAGACAGGAGTGGCGGGAACATTGTTGCACGCCGAGCGGATGGATTCAATGCTTCGGTCGTCGGCAGATCGGGCAGGTGCAGTCGTCGGAGTGGATGCCGGCGCCGTCACGCATCGGATCGGTGCCTTGCATCGTGCCCGTGATTCCGCCGATGAATGGGAAGAACGGGCAGCCTCGAGCGTGGCTGGTGTCCGCTGCGGTGTACCAGAGGTTTGAGCCTGGCGTTGGCTTGGCGATGGGTGCGGTGGATTCTCGGAGGGCGCGGGCGACGTTGCGGTTGGCGTTCGCTTCGAGGGTGTGCTGGCGGAATCGGGCTAGGAGATGCTCGCTCATCGTTTCCACCAAGGCTTCTTCGTGGTGTGCTGTTTCGGAGGGTGCGTTTCGGTGTAGAGCAGTGCGATTCCGCAGCCCGGACACGTCTTGAGTTTTCCGTGGTGGTAGCAGTAGTCCCTGGCGCGCTGGAACGGCTCGGGGTCGGGGTCGAGATACGCGGCCTCGAGGCTGGTGTCGTGGAGCGAGCGCTGGCTGCACTCGGTGACCTTTTGATCCTTCATGCTGATTCTCCTTCGAGGAACACGCGGACTTGTTCGAACGCGCGCTGCGAATCCCTAAGCGCAGCCGACTCGCTCAGCCCGACGAGCATTCCGACGTCTCGCCACTTCATGAGCTCGGTGTAGCGGAGCTGCACGATCACGCGTTGTCGTTCGGTGCAGGTCGCGGCGAGGGCGCGGTTGAAGTCGTCGATGGTGATCATGGTGCCGGCGCCTCGAGGTATTTGCAGGCGCATGCGTCTCCCTGGGCGCAGGGTTCGCAGCAGTAGGCGCCGCCGTTCGCGAGGTACGGGTCGAGGGAGTGGGTGGCCTTGCAGATCGGGCACGGCCGGGGCAGTTCGATCAGCGACGGCTGCGAGCCATTGGGACTCAGCAGGGAAGCGGAAGCACTTGTTTCTGGATTTTGCGCCGCAAGTGCTTCCCGCTCCCTTCCCTTACGGGAAGGGGAAGCACTTACATTAACCGCTTCTTGGAAGCGGTTAGGAAGCGCTTCTTCGGGGTCGAATTCGAACAGCATGACGTGGTGGATCTCGGTCCCGCCTCCGCGTCGTCCAACTGCTTCGGACTCGCTTGCGTAGCCTTCTCGGAGGAGCGCGTCGATGGCGAGGAAGATGCCCTTCGTGGAGCCCGTGACGTGCTCGGAGATCATCCGTTTCGATGCCGGCGGGTTCGCTGACAGGTAAACGCTTACGCGATTCATCAACGTTGTGGGCCGGAAGTTTCCTTCGGCGTCGTGGTCGGCTGCGGGGTCGTACAGCGTCCAGTTGTGGACGGGATCACCGTCGGGGTTGAGGGTGAACGTGCCGAGGGTGGGCCTGTTCAGGTGGCCTGGTCGGTCCTTCAGGACGGTGACTCGGCAGCTGCCGGCGCGGTTTCTCGAGAAGGGGCTGATCGCTTCGACTCGGAGGTGGACTTCGTGGACTCCGACCTTGCGTTCGGAGCCGATCGCGTACGCGCGTCCGTTGGGATCCTTGGTGACGTGGTCGAGGGTGCAGGTGGCGGCTCCGCTTGCTCTGAGGGGTGCGAGGACGCGGCGACTCCACGCTTCGATGTCGGCGCCGCTATTCGGGTCGTAGCCGTGGATGGAGAGGGATCCGATCATGCTGTCGATCACGACCAGGCTGGCGTCTTCGACGAGCTCGGCGATCTGCAGTTCGGCGTGCTGGACGGGCTCGTCGGGTTCGATGTACCGGAACCGGTTGATGGCGCGGTCCGGGATGTTGAACAGGCGGAGTCGTTCGAGGATTGCTGCGGGTCCGTTTTCGTGGTCGATGTAGACGACGACGCCTCCTTGTTTGAGGACGTCGCGGCTGTAGGAGAGCGCGACCATGCTTTTGCCGGATTCGGGTGCGCCGCTGAGGAGGTGCCTGGTGTTGGCGTAGAGGGCGCCGGCGATGGTGGGTGGTGGGAGCGGGTTGAGTTCGCGTTCGAGGAGGCTGATGGGGCGCCACGAGTCGCCGATGGTGGTGTCGATCTCGTAGGCGCTCACGGTGGGCCTAGTTCGGCGAGGTATTCGTGGAGGATTTGTTCCGCGATGGCGAGGTTATGCATCGCGAGGAACCGGAGTGGCCGCGGCGTAGATTCGTGCTGCTCGAGCCTTGAGAGGCCGGCGTGGAGTTGGCGGAGCGCGTCGCGGATCACGATCGTCGCGTCGGGTGGTTGCCACGCTTCGCTGCTGTTCATGGCGGTTCCGCGACGTTCGGCACCGTGCGGTGCTGGGTGAGTTCCGCGACAATCTCGAGCCAGTCCGATGGCTTCCAAACATGGACGTCGACGCCGGCTGCGCGGAGCTGCGCGATCACCCGCCGCTGATCAAGCGACAAATAGCCGCGTTCGGCTTTCAGTTCCGCGAAGAAGCTGCGGCCGTGCCCCCAAAAATGCAGATCTGGGTACCCGGGATGGCTGCCGCGAGAATCCCGCGTGTGGTAGGCGTGCCAATGGTTCAGGCGCGCGAGGTCGAGGACCTGCGCTTGGAAGGCCTTCTCGGTTTGCTGCGGAAGCCGCTGCTTCACGACGCTGACCATGTGAGGTGCTGGATGCCTTCGAGCGCCGCAAGTGCGGCCTGCTCGATCGTTTCGCCGTCTCCGAGGTACCGCTCGCCGTCGTCGATATCGTCGTCGTCTGCTTTCCAGACGCCCGTCTTCACGATCACGCACCAGTGGCCGGCGAGATGCGGCGGTGCTGAGAGGCGTTCAAAGCGGATGCCGTCGAATTGATGTACCTCGCACCACGACGTCAGCCTGTCGATGGCGCTCATGCGGGCTCCTTTCGCTGCTTGTCGATCTCGTCGAGACCAGGAAACAACGGCCCCTCATACGCCCGATAGGAGCCGTCTGGGTGGAGCCATGCACGACGCTCGCCGAGCGGCTTATCCGGCCGTTGCGGGGCGGGCTGGAACAGTTGAAGCTGCTCAATCACGCCGCGGCGCTCCGGAGGTGCTGCATCAGCGCGGCTCCGATGAAAGAGGTGTACGCCGGCGGGATTGCCTGGCGGGCTTCGACGCTGGTCATCCACGAGCAGCCGAGCGCGTCCGCATAGGCGCGTTCGCCCTTGTGCTCGAACGCGAGATCACCCTGGCGGTGGTGGCAGGGGTTGACGAGGATCGATAGCGGCCAGTTCGTCTCGAAGTACCGGTGCCGGCGAACAGGTAGGCTGAACATCGAGCCGCACAGGCGGACCGGGTTACGGAGCAGGCGGCGCGCGTCGGGGACGTTCTCGATCACGTACGGCAACCCCGCCGCCTCGAGCAGGGCGCGTGTCGGGCCGATCAGGCCCGGATGCTTCGACCGGTCACCACGCCACGCGGTCGAGCCGGCGTACGCCTGGCAGGGTGGGCTGGCGTGGATCGCGTCGAAGTCGCCGAGGTCGCCTGCGAGGTACTCGAGCGCGTCGCCCTGCACGAAGTCGAACGGGTAGCGTGGCTGGGAGTGGAGGTCGACGCCGACGACGTCGAACCCGGCACGGTGATATCCCATCGCGCAGCCGCCGGCGCCGCAGAAAACGTCCAGCAGGAGCGGCCTCGTCATGCGGGATCTCGGATGATCTGCGACGCGGGACTGCCCGTCGCGGTAGACGATCCTGCAAAGATCAGGCGCGCATATCGGCTACACCGACGCCACCTGTGCGGACTAAGAATGGCTGCAAATGGCGGTTTCTGGCTGCTTGTCGCGGTTCCCGTTCGTATCCCACTATCCGCATGGTTGAGCCACGGGTGGCCGTTTCGGGGGTGGCGGTATAAGATATGCGCACGATGCGTAGTCACGCAGACGACTCCAAGGCGCGGTGTTTTCACTCTGAGCCTTCCGGAGCAGCGACGTCCAAGGAACGGCCAACCTGATCAGCCGAAACCACCAGCACGGGGACGGCGGGCGGGCTGGAAGACTCGTCCCACGCCGGTATCGCGACGTTGCCGGGGGCCGTGAAGGCGGGCCACACGTCGTATCCGCATGCGCGGATGAATTCGGCGAACTCGGCGAGGGGCCGCTCGCGGAACGCCGCGAACACGGCGTTCACGAGCCCGCGGTAATAGTCGCCGCCGCTCAACTGGTCGTACGCTTCGGTGTCGAGTCCCTGGTTTTGGTCGTACTTCAGGATCGCGTGGGCGACGGCCGCTACGGCGTCGAATTTCTCTTCATCCATCGTTCCCGTCCGGTTCGTCGAGGAAATGGTCGAGGAACTCAACCCGGGTGACCAGGTCGACCTGCTTCCACTTGTCGTTGGTGACATCCCGCACTTCTAACGCCCCGACCTCGTTCATCCTCACATTGGTTGCGAGGTGGTCGACCGTGGATCCATCGGCCATTGTGAGGCGGAAGATCGTCTTGGGCATGCGGTACTTGTCATCCATCGTTTTTCGTCCCTCTCTGGCGAGGGAGTCATTATCCGTGCGCGTCACGACGCATCTCCCACTCCACATGCTCGAGCGCTTCCGCATGGTTGAGCCAAACTAGACGGGTGTAGCGGGGTCGGTGTAAGATCGGTGCACGATGCGTAGTCACGCAGACGACTCCACATATCGCACCGAAGCCGTTTTCTGCATCCAGTCGACGTCCACTTCGACGAGGCCTGCCCATTCAGCGGTGAATGGCGGGTCAACGATCGCGTCGTAGGGAGTCGCTGACCCATGCGGCAACGGACCACCCCAAACGCCTCGGATCACTTCGCCCTTCGCGACGGAGAAGCGACGGCGGCTGGACGATCCGATTCCTTCCCAGAACTCTCTCACGGGGTCTCCTGATGGCGGTCTTTATCGTCCGCACCGAACGCCGCCCCGGATACCCGTACTGGACGTGATACCGGCGCGCGCTCACGCAGACGACTCCAAAGCGCGGCTTGCGATGCCCACGGCCGACGCCAGCCGTCGCACGCCCTCTCGGCCTATTGCGTCGGTCTTCGGCGGGTCGCGCCAGAGCAGCACGATCTCGCGGAGCGCGGTTTCTAGTTCATCGATGCGGGCCTGATGGTCCGGGATCGCTGCGACGGACGCGCGCAGGTCGCGAACCTCGGCTTCGAGTTCGACGATCCGATCCGCCGCGGCGCTGAGGGTCGCGTAGGTGGGTCCTTCGTGACGATAGTTGGGCAGAAGGGCGCGGATGGCGTCCTGGACGATCATTGCGAGGCCTCCTGATGGCGGTGTTTATCGTCCGCACCGAACGACGCCCCGGCATCATCCGATTCGTGGTCAGGTGGCAGCAGACAAGTCTCCACCGCCAGGTGCATCTCGGCAGCTTCAAAACAAAGACGGAGGCAGAACTCAGGAAGCAGTGGGCGGAGCGCGAGCTCGCCGCCGGCCGCACCCCGGATCGGACGGTGATCGGTGGCGCGACGCATCGCCGCCTCGTGCGAGACGTGGTGAGCGAGTGGTTGGAGACGCGGCGTGCGGATATGCGGCCTGCGAGCCTCGAGTCGATCACCGACCGGACACGCCCCGTCGTCGACCTGCTCGGGCATCTCGACGCGTCCGAGGTCAGCCCGCGTGACGTTCAGACGATGATCCTCGCGTTGAAGGATCGTGGCGAGGCGAATCGCACCATCCGTGGCCGGGTAAGCGTGCTGCGGATGGTGCTCGACTATGCCGGCATCGACCCGAACCCCGTCGACGCACGCAGCGTCAAGAAGCCGCCGAGTACCGGGAAGCGCGTCACGATCCCGACACCCGACGAAGAAGACCTGATCCTGTCCAGGCTGAACGCGGAGCATCGTGCGATCGTCGAATTCATCGGCGCCACGGGACTCAGGATCAGCGAGGCGGTGAACCTGTCGTGGAGCGACGTCGACCTCGAGCATGAAGCGATCCGCGTGCAGGCGTCCAAGACGGAGGCGGGTGAACGATGGGTGCAGAGCGAACCCGACGCACCGTTCACCCTCCCTGAGCGGCCCGAGGGTGCGCAGGATTGGCAACGCGTGTTCCCCGTTGCGAGTCGCGGCGCTGTCGGACAGGGCATCCTCCGCGCCTGCCGCGGAAAGCAATGCGACGAGGCGACGCGGACGTTCGGTCCCCACTCTTGGCGACATCTCCACGCGAGCCGGTGTTTGCGGAACGGGATGGACGTCGTCCGCGTCGCAGCTCGCCTCGGCCACTCCAACCCACAAATCACGTTGCGGGTTTATGCGCACATCTTGGTCCCGAGGCGTTAGCACGACGGCTCCGCGAACGCGAACACCGGCACTACCTCGCCGCCCATATCGACGTGGACGGTGCAGATGTCGAACAGGCCGAACGCGGCCCAGTCGCACCCGCCCAGGCTTCGATCGACGCGGCCGATACACTCCTGCACGGCGCGCTGAGGGTCGACGCCGGCACGCTGGAAGTCGGCAGGAGACGCCGCATTGCCGCAATTCGGGCAGACGAACCGACAGTCGAGCTTGCCGCGCACAGCCATGTCGGACTGCCAGTCGGCAAGCGGGGTACTGACGGTCATGTCTGCCTCGTTGTCGTTCCGAGGCCGAGCGCTCGCTCGAAATCCGAGCGCCTGACGAACACGCGCCGCACACCAGGCGGCTTCACCACGTCGCACTGCCGCATAATCCGCATGACGGTCGACTTCGGCAGGCCGGTCTCTTCGCAGGCCATGCGTACATCGATGAGGGGAGGGATGACGCGCTTCGTCACGACCCATCCTTCGCGGCGACCACCGTGAGCGCGGGGAACTCGTGGCCGTCGAGTGGTTCGCTAAGAGACGCGAATCCCACGTCCTCGGCTTCCAGTTCAGTCGGACTCGCGGAGTAAACGACGGACTCGATCACGTCGTATCCGGCGTCGCGGAGGAGGACGGCGAGATCAGCGAGCGGCAAGTCGCGGAGCCATCCGAGGATCGCTTCGGCGATGTAGTCCTCCGCACCAGCAGCCCGATCTGACTTCAGCCACTCCTCACGAGCCAGAAACGCAACGTGGGCGATGGCGTCGCGGGCGGTAGGCGGGTCGCCGGTCACGATGCGTCTCGTGGTGTGCGTTCCCGGCGGAGATTCCCGATCACGTCATCCAGGATCCGCACGGAATCCTCGAGGTCGATCGCGTGCTGCCGATCATGCTGATCAGTGCCGCGCCGGCGATAATAAAAGGCTTGCTGGTCGCACCAGTCGCGGAGCGTGGCGAGTTGCGCGACCTGCTCGTCTTTGCTGGTCATCTTGAGCGTCACGGCCAAACCCTTCCTAGAACGATGCCGACCAGCACCCCGGCGACGAACACGGCGTAGATGCTGATCCACAACCCATCAACAGCGTCACGCAGCTTCATGACGGCGCCTCGTCGAGCATCTTCTTGATCGCGGCGCGTTCGTCGCGGATGCCGCGAACGACGTAGCCGGCCAGGAACCACGTCACCATCAGGATCGTGTCCCACGCCAGGTTCAGCATCATGCTTCCCACCACGAACACGACGGCCGGTACGAGCAGTACGAGCACGCCCAGGGATGCGCCAACGCGCCAGGCCACGGATCATCCGGCCCATACAACGCATAGAACGACGCCAGCTGGTTCGCGAGCTGCACCACGTACGCGTCGATCATCCGGCTCGCCGCCTGCCACAACACCAGGTAAGGATCCGTCAACGGCGTGAACACCGCCGGCCGCTGCGTCTTCGCGCTCACGTGCCACTCGAGCGGCTTACAGAGCTCCGCGCTATAGATACGTCCCTGCACCACCCAATCCGGCTTCGGCTTCGACTCGCGCCGCTTGCTGGTCTTCCGCTCGATCACCTTCTGCTGCGTCACCACATCGACGTACCCGATCACCGGTACCGGTACTCCGGCGACGCGACGCTCGAACTTGTGCTCCACCGCCACCGGGCTGATGCTCGGACTGACCTGCTCGTGATACACCTTCACAAGCGCCGCAGCCTTCGTCTTCAAATCGCCGGGCTTGTCGTCGTCCCAGTCGACTTCCGATGATCCGCCGCACTCATCGATCGCAGCCGTCCACGCATCCGAGAAGAAGTCGAGCGTGTCCGAACTCGACGGGAGTCTGCCGCTGAGGAGCTTTTGTTCGAGGCCCCACCCGACGGCCTTGTGATCGGCGGCGCCCCAGACCAGTGCGCCGGCTGGGCGACTCTTCTCGCCCTTCAGGTAGCGGCGCCGAAACTGCTCCGGACACCGGTCAAGCATCCCCAGGCTCGTCGCGCTGAGATGCTTGATGACCGTTGGCCACGCTGCTGCGTCGACACCTCGCAGCGGCGGACGCATCGCATCCTCGAGCGTGATGATCACCGGCTTTGCGGCAACAGCCATCACGCCTCCACATCATCGTCGGCGTCGGCCTGTACCGGATCATCGTCCACCTGATCCACGAACCGCTGCCAGCGCGCATCTTCGTAGCTGCAGCGCGCGGTCCGATCATCCTCCGCGCGCGAGTATTCCTGCTCCCACCGCCACTGATCCCAATCGATACGCATCATGCTGTGATCTCCTTGTGATGCTCGCGGACGTGGCACGACTGGCAAAGCCAGACGACGTCCAGCGGCTTCGTGTAGTCCTCGTGGTGCGCTTCGATGCGATCAGCCGATCCGCAGCGCGCACACGGATCGGGGGTAACTTTCCCTCTCCGGACGAGTTGCCTGATTTTCCTCCGCGCCGCGAACTTCATGCGGACGGCGGGTTCTTCGTATCGGCGCCGGTCGTACTCGCGGAGTTCGTCGCCGGCTTCCTGCCTGCGCTTCTTGACAGACGCCGCGGCGTAGCCAGGTCGAAGCGCATACCAGCTCCGCATGTAGATGCGGTGCTTGCATTTCGCGCACTCTCCGCACAGGCAGGAAGCCGGTCGTCCCATCAGATGGTGACCCGGAACGTGTCGTCGTTGGCAAACGGAATGTCCCGATCGCTCTCGGGCTGCGGAGTCGCGTCGCCGTCGCCGTTCTGCGAGACTGGCTGCGGGTTCTCGTCGCGGACACCACGAATCTTGAAGTACGTGTGGCCCGACTTGGTCGGCAACGCGTGCAGGAAGCACGGTCCGACGAAGCTGTTCTCCTCCACCGCGACGGCCTTCAGGATCTTCGCCATCTGATCCTTCCGGTCATCATTCGCACCGAACGCGAGCGTCCACAACTCCGCGTTCTTCGCCCAGCCCGGCGCGGTCAGCGTGATCCTGGATCCGTCCTGCAGCGCGGTCGTCTTCCCGGGTGCGCCGAACCGGATCACGTAGAACGTCTGCGGATCGAACTGGCCGGTCCGCTCGACGGTGCCGCCGACGATGAAGAACGGGTGCTGGTTCTCCACCAGCTCCTTCTTGCCGTCCGCGTCGATGAACGGCGGGAGGTCTCCTGCGCCGCCGTCGGCGCCGATGTCCTGGAGTGTGGTCATGGCCTTGGTGCCTCCTTGGCTTCGTGGCCTAGTTGGGTTAGTAGTCGACGTGTTCGAGGTCTTCGAGCGTGAGAATCGTCAGGCGACGAACCACAGCCACGGTCGCGGTGGTGCGACGCAAGTCCGCCTGCGCGTCGTAGTTGCTGAGTCCCTCGGCCGCCACAACTGCGCTATCGAGTTTCCTGCCGGCAGTGGTGAGCTCGGCCATTACCTTCTTGAGCAACCGGTGCGCGTCGTTGATGGACGCGACGAGATCGGAGCGCGTGACGATGTCGGCTTCCTCGCCACGGATCCGGATCAGGTCTTCAGGGGTCAGAGTCATGGCCTTGGTGCCTCCTTGGGCTTCGTGGCCGGTGATGGAGGTGCTAGCCGCCTACGTAGCGGGGTGCTGCTGTCAACAGGAACAGGGCGAGCATCAGCAACAGGTACAGCGCGAAGCGCAGTTGCACGGATCAGCCTTCCGTCGGCGTCGATGAGCGTCGGCATCAGGAGCGCCGAAGAGGTGAGGTGGGCGGCAGCGGGGCTGCTAGCCCGCGTCGCCAGGACGCGTGATCTCCCGATGCCCTCGGAAGGTCGCCGCCGCCCACCATTCTCCGGATCGCATCTGCCGCACCCGGCGGATACGTCCGGCCAGCCGTCGCGGCAAGCCGCGCCAGGCTGAAGGTTGTCGTCATACCGCGCGTCGGCAGGCGCCGGCGTAGTCGGTGCTGACGATGTACTGACGCTTGCGCGCGGCCGTCGCGCGATGCTCCCCGTCGAGCTTCGCCAGCAGGCGAACGGCCTCGAGCACGACGGGGTGAGGCTCAGGGGAGGGCAGCGCCTCCGTGAAGAACTCGACCGGATGGCCGGTCGCGGCTGCGATCCGCTCGATGCTCTCGAGGTTCGGCGTCATCACGCCGCGTTCCCACTTGCTTGGAGTCAGGGCGCTGACTCCGACCAGGCGCGCGAAGGCCTCCTGCGTGAGCCTCCCGCGAGCTGCTCGGACGCGCGTCCCGATCGTGTCGGTGCTCTGCATGTAGTCAAGGCTAGTCGTTTAGCCGCGACTAGTCAACCATCAGCGACCATTGCGTGTCTGCGACTAGTCGCGCACCTTTCGGAGGTGGCCAGCACCCGCACGCCGACAGCGCTCGCGATCCGCGCCTACCGCGGCCGCAGCAAGCAGAAGGAAATCGCCGCCCGCGTCGGCGTCGACAGCCAGACGATCAGCCGGTGGGAACGCGGCATCAGCGAACCCGGCCAGGAGAACCGCGAACGGCTACTCGAGCTCGGCGTCGAGTTGCCGGCTATCATCGAGCCGGCGGCGGAGATCGATCGTCTCGAGCGAATCGAGGCGACGCTGGAGCGGATCGAGCTCGCCGTCACCACGTTGCGCGATGAGCTACGCGAGCGACCTGCAAAAGGTCACGCAGGACGCGAACGAAGGCGTGCCACCCGGAGCGGGTGATGTACCGCTAGCCGCTCGTCTCGTCAGCCGCGAGGCGCAGTTCCGTGATCGTCTTCTTGACGCGCTCGTCGGAGCGTCGCGCGTCGCCTTCCGATGCGAGGCGACGCGCTTCTTCCAGATCGCTGGCCCACCGGGCGAGCATCACGATCGGAACGAGGACGCTCTTCTCCGTACCGCGGCGCGCCACGACTACCACCACTCCGGCCAGACGAGGTGCAGGAACAGCACCACGATCAGGAACCCGAAGATGAGCCGCACGTACCAGCGGCCCTTCTCCCAACCCCGCACGTTCTCGCTTATAGTCCGAGCCGCCCTGCGGCGTGCGAAGGCGCAGTCGAGCTCGAAGATCACCGGCGGCACGATCAGCAGCAGCCAGATCCAGTCGCTCACGCGCGTCGCAGAACCCACACGATCAGCACGACGATCAGCACGATCACGAGGATGCCGACGAGGCTCATCCGCGTCGGCCGTACGGGATCAGCAGCAGCAGCAGGATTAGCGCCAGCAAAATCAGCGCTACCACCTGGAACGTGTCTGCCGTCATCAGGACTGGAACGGTCATGGCGGTGATCATGGGTGATCCTTTCGTTGACGGGTTTCTGCGATTCGATTCCTACACGGCATACGCACGTGCTGATACCACCCTCCGGTAGCTCCAGGCGCGGATTTGCGGGCCGGCATCCTGGCCGTGCGAGATGACGACGTTCTTCAGCATCCACTTCTTGCCGACCTTCTCGACCACGATCCGCTGGTCGCGGAGACTCTTCAGGGTGCCGAGCTTCGCGTTCCAGATCAGATCTCCAACCCACAGCGCGACGTGCGTCGGTTCGCTGCCGGCGTCGGCGTAGAACACGAGCGTCCGGCCAGGCTTCCACAAGCCCGGGTGATTGTCGCGGTGCTGGGCGCCGTGCTGGATCTGGGTGCCGGTATACCCGGCTTCCCAGCGGAGGTTGTTGACGACGTCGACGCCCGACACGCCGCGGATGTGGCGCCGTGCGGTCCAGAACACCCACGTAGTAAACGAACTGCAGTCGGCGTGGGGTGGCAGCTTCGGGTAGTCACGCACCTGATCGATGCCTGACCAGCGAGCCGCGGTCTGGGTGTAGTCGATCTCTGAGCGGCGCTCGACAGCACGCTTTGCGACCATCCGCGCATACTTGGCAACATCATTGGTGAGACGGTCAGTCATCGTCCGTCTCCGGCCCGACGTCGTCGGCGGCGTCCGGATCACCCGGATCAGGCTGATCCTCCGGCGCTACGTCAACCGTCTTTCGTTCTGCGTCGCGATCGTCGTGATCGCCCTGCTCGTCCGTCATGGCGCTACTACCTCCTGGTCTTTTGCGGGAATCAGCCACGCCAACGCGAAGCTGCACACGGTTGAGATGGCGGCTCCGACTTCGGCTGGCACGTCGAGGCCAACCGGGCCGCTCAAGATCCACGCGATGATGATTCCGACGGCGCCACCTAACGCGCCGGCCTGCACCTTGCGCTGAACAGGCATCACTCGACTCCCTTCACTGAGACGCCGCAGCGCGGCGCGTGTTTTCGCTTGCCTGCTCGATGACGCTCGGCTTCGTCGGGGTCCAAGCGCCGCGCGATCACGCTGTGCGTCGTTCCGTATGACCTCGCGATCGACCTGAAGCTCTCACCTGCGTGGTGGCGGCGCTTGACGTCGTCGAGGTCGAGAGGGAAGAGCGGCATGCCGCCCTGTATCCGTCCGCGTACCGCGGCATCCCGCATGTTGTCGGCCTGGGTGCCGACGTGCAGATGGTCAGGATTCACGCATGCGCGTACGTCGCACGAGTGACGTACGACCTCACCCGGCTCGAGCGACCGGCCGTTCGCCTGCTCCCATGCGATGCGGTGCGCGTATCGCTTCCCGAAACGACCGTAACCGTGCTGCGCGATGGTGCCCGTCCAGAGGATGCAGGTCACTGGACACCAACGATCGAGGCGCAGGTCCACTCGTGGAAATCTCCATCCTGGAGTCGCAGGTACCGCATGCCGATCACGTTCCAGACGGGGTGGAAGACGCTGTGCCGCGAGATGCGGCGCGGCAGCCGCCGCCACGTCGACGGGAGGAACTGTCCGAGGCCGCTCGCGCTATACGGCGGCGTGACCTCCCACCGGTCCCACCCGGACTCGCACGTGATGATGCGGTCCGCTTCGCGGCCGAGGCGTGGCCGGCGGCGGAACACGACACGCGTGATGCAATGCAACTGGCCTTGGCCGTACATGCCTTTGTGGCCGATGTCGCACTTGAACGGGTTGCCGGCTGCGTGCCGGACGAGCTGCCGGAACGTGAGATGCCGATGCGCGGCGGACGCGTTCGGGACCAATAAAAAGGCCGCTCCGAGAGCGGCCACTGCCGAGATGATTTGCGGGTGGTGTTTCACCACTGGAATACCTTCCTTTCGCAGGGTGAGCAGTACTTGTCGCGCGGGTGACGATCCGTCGCCATCACGCATCGGCACCGCTCACAGCGTCGATCAACCAGCCGCGAATCGGATGGTTCCGGCTGGTGGTAGAGGTCGCGTGGTGCGAGCATCTCGCCCGGAGCGGCGGCGAATGTCACGTTTCGGCGCGGGTGCGGCATTTACTCGGCGTCGCCCGTCGCGTCGGTAAGGTCACGCTTCTGGTCGGCTTCCACGATGCGTTGCTGCACGAGACGGTCGGCGAGGATCGCGCGGAGGTCGTCGATCTTCGCCTCCATCGTCTCCACCTCCGCGAGTTCCTCCATGGTGGCGGCGGTGCCGGCCTCCTCGTGCAGCCGGATGATCTTCCGCTTCGACGACGCGAGTTCGATCGTGCGCTCCATCTCCCTAGTGCGTGACGCGGTCAGCTCCGAGTTCACGAGGACGTGGATTTGGTGCAGTTGCGACTGGGTAGCACGGTCGGCGCGTGCGGCGACGCGTGCGACCTCGTCGGTGCGAGCCATCAACTCCGCGGCTGCCTGATCGGCGTCCTGCTGCCGAACAAGCAACAGCTGCGCAGCAGTCGCGGCCGTGTCAGCGACTTCCTCCGCGCGAGCGGCGACGAGATCCTGCCGGGCGTAGTCCTGGCTGCGTTCCGCCGCTCGAGCCTTCAGCTGCATCCGGGTGACGATGATCTGCGACACCACGAACGCGGACACGATCAGCGCGACGACAGCGATCATCTCCACAGCTGGCTCCTCACCCTGGCACGCACGTGAACGTCACCTGATCCTGCGTCGTGCACGTCAGCGTTGCGGGGAACACGGCGTCCGCTCCTGCCGGTCCCTGCGGACCTTGCGGGCCAGGATCACCCTGCGGACCTTGCGGGCCGACGGCGCCATCCGCGCCTGGTGGCCCCTGTGCGCCGGTCGCGCCGACACCGCCGTTCGATCCGTTCGACCCGGCTGAGCCGGCATCGCCAGTGGCGCCTACGCCGCCGGGGGCACCCTGGGCGCCGGTCGCGCCGGTTTTGCCGCTGAGGCCCGGCAGCCCCGCGTTGCCGGGATTGCCGACCGGTCCGGGAGTGCCCGCCCCGCCCGCTGCGCCGGGCCGCCCCGGCGCGCCGGGCTGCGCTCCGATGCACTTCGCCACCGACCGGCGGGTGCGGAGGGTGAGGCAGCGGATGATGGTGGCGTTCTTCTGCTGCGCCTCGACGCTCTGGATCTTCGCCGCGTTCGCACGCAGCTCCGCCTCGAGCGCCTGATCATTCGCCGACGCCGCCTGTGCCGACGCTCTGATCGCTCGAGCGGCTGCTTCGTCGGCTGCGGCGTGCGCGGTTCGCGACGCCTGGGCGGTGGTGCGGACGTTCAGGAGGATCGCGAGCGACCCGAGCACCAGCGCAAGGCCGAGCGCGATCCATTGCAGCATCTGCTCGTGATGGAGGCGTTCGGTTTGCTTGCCGGCGCCGACGATCGCCTCGTGCGCGGAAGCCTCGACGGATTCCTGTCGCGCGGTGATCAGCTCCGTCGTGAGATCCTGCGTGTCTTCGCCGGGATCCACTATGCCTCTGCTTCTCGCTCCATGATCGCGTGAAGGCGCCGCACCTCGACGCGAAGACCGCCGATCTCTTTTCGTGCCAGCCGAAGTTCTTCGATCAGGATCGTGTTCTGCGAGAGCGCTGCGGCGGTATCCTGCCTGGCTCGCCGCAATGCCTCGCCGAGCTCGTCGTTCAGGAGCTTCATGTCGCCCAGCACCTGGGCTTGCTGGGTGACGACCTTGCCGGCTTCGTCGCGGTTGTACCGCAAGGCGCCGAACACGATCCCACCCGTCCCTGCTAGCGCGATCAGCACCGACAGGATCACGGGGAGTGGAGTCATGGACCATTCACGTGCTCATCGAAGATCGATCAGGTAGATCAGCACCGCTTCGAACGCGGCGACGATCACGAAGATGCGGAGTATCGAGCTGATCGGTGTATGCTCGGAGGATGAGCCAGCTTGCGGCGATCACCGGGATCTGCGCGATCCTAGGCGTGCTCGCACTTGACGAGGAGGGATGGGTGATGGCTACGCCGTGGATCGCATTCCTCATCTTCGGAACGCTCACCATCGTCACCTAGCGAACATACTGGTACGGGCTCCCCGACTGAACGCCGAAATGCAGGTGCGCGACACCGTTCGCTGAACCCGAGTAGCCGATGATCTGGCCTCGCCTGACCCTGACGCCAGGCTTGATGCCACGTGCATAGCGGGATAGGTGAGCGTAGTACGACGCCTGACCATGCCCATCAACCGTGAGGCGCAGCCCGGCGAACCGTCCGCCCTTGCCGAGGCTGCCGAACCTCGAGTCGATCACGCCATCCGTCGCAGCGAGGATCGGCGTGCCGATCGGCAAAGCGATGTCGACGGCGTTATCGGATTGCCAGTTCCCAAGCGTATGCGTGCCCTGATGCGGCGCTCCGATCAGCTTCCCGTGCTTCCCCGCCGGATACCCTCCCGCGCCCGGAACCATCCCACCAGGCGATGAAGGCATTGTCGGCATCGGTGTCGCGGTCGCCGGATCGAGCGTCGTCGTCGATGACGTTGCCATGCTGGGAAGGTTGATGCTCGGGATGTGGAACATCTTCGCGTTCTGGTCGATCATGTCCTGGATGAACGCCGGCGACGGGCCTGCCGGCTGCGTACTCGTGTCAGTCGGCATCGACGAGTCCGTCGGGGTGGACGTGTCCGGGGACGACAGCAGCGTTGGGGCGTGTCCGCCCTGCTGGTACCACGCGTACGCGCGCGCGATCTCTCCGGAGGGATTCGCGGGACGCTCGAAGCGGGACACGATTGCGGAGATCAGGTCGTGTCCGGTTAGATGCTGGACGCCGAGGGCCCTGATCTGACGAGCCGCGAACGACGCGTTCCGGTACGCATCGAGGTACTGCCTGGCCTGGCTGGTGCTCATGTTGCCGAGCGCGCCACCCTGATGCAGCTGGAACAACCCGAAGCTCGAACCCGAATCTCCAATCGATCCCGGATCGAGGCCACTCTCGGCGTTCGCGACGGCGGCGAGTGCTCGCCAGTCACGGATGCCGTATTGGCGAGCTGCGTGCTGGATCGCCTGGATCGCGTTCACGGTTGGTACACCGATCCACCCGGCGAGTACGAGGTTCCCGGCGTGTATGCCGAACCTCCCGGCGTGTACGTCGTCGAGGAGGGATCGCCGCCACCCTTCTTGATCTTCGCGTCGCGGAGCTGCTGTGCGTGGAACGGGCCGCTCATGCCGCGCACCTTGTTCGCCTTCTTCCGGATCTCCTTCGCGAGGTCAGGCGGCAACTGCTTGTTGTACTTCGGGTCGGCGAAGTGGAACAGCCATTGCGCGTTCGCGAGCGTCAGGTCCTCCTCGCGGATGTTCACACCCGTCAGATACGTCGCGAACTTCGCAAGCTGGCTCCGCTTCGGCTGCTTCAATCCGGTGGAGGTGTCCTTCGCCGTTCCAGTGAACGGCAACGCGTCCGCCGGCAGGCCCGTCGGGTCGGACAGCAGGTTCACGCCGGGGATGGTGCGCGCCTCCTGGTTGATCAGCGTCCGCAGCACCTTCGGGATGCTGGACGTCTGGATATCGATCGGGTTGCCGTTCGCGTCGTTCAGCGGGAACCCGGACGACAGGTCCTTCCCGAACGCGACGCTCGCCGCAGCACCAAGAAGCGGGTTCAAGTACGACACCATCCCGCTCAGCGTCGGATTGCCCTGATCGTTCAGGCTCAGGAACTCGCCCGGCGTACCGAGCGTATTGACGTTCCGCGTCGCGAGCATCTTCGCGAACTGGTGCGTCGACCCGTCCGCGACCTGGCGCTGTTCCGGGTCGAACGGCACCGCGCCCTTCAGGTACTGGGGGATCCCGCCCAGCTGTGCGATCTCCTGCATCCCGGAGCGACCCAGCGCCTGCAGGATCTCGTTTCGCACCGGATGCTTCAGCGGCAGCGTCACCAGGCTCAGCTTCGTCGCGAACACGAGCCACTTGTAGAACGGCGCCGCCAGCCGCACGTTTGGGCGATTCTTGTTCCGCGAGTCGCTCAGGAAGTCGCGCACCACCTGCGCGGCCTTCGTGTTATCGCCGGCCTCGAGGTGCTTCATCACGTCATCCGTGACCCGCGCGAACGGCGTCCCGGCGGCGGCGCGCTTCGCGTCCGGCATCGCCTGGTGCAGGTACATCGCCTCGCGCTGCACGTCCTCCCACTTCTGGTTCGCCTTCACGATCGCGCGCGGACCGGCACTGACCACGCGGCGCACCGCGCGTCCTTCGACGCTATCGGCGACGCGCGACGCGAACCTGACAGCAGGATTGTTCGCGTTCGCTCCCAGCCGCTGGATCCTCGTCAGATCGTTGAACCAGCCTGCATCCTTCAAGCCGGCCGGAATCACACCTGAATAGTCACGACCCGGCATCCGCATGTTCGGAAGATGCGCGTCCGTGCCGAGCACGCGACGACCCGACCCGGGGATCCGGCGACCGCTGACGGTACGCGCGTACGCGAGCGGGATCCGCGCGACACCACTCGGCGAGTCCGACATCCCGAGGATCGCCTGTGCCGGGTTCGACACGGCGTTCGCGGCCAGCCACGCCGGCCGGGCGAACAACGTCGCGTACCGCCACGCGTCCGTACCGGTCGATGCTGCCCTTGCAACAGCGCCGCGTCGTGCTCCGTTGAACTCGCCGCGCAGCTGATTCGCGACGGTGTCGGGAATCACGAGGTACGACGCGCCATCGTTCGGGACGTGGCTGGTGCCGGGCTTCGCGAAGATGTTCTGCTCGAGCTGCGTGATCAGGTCAGCCTCGGACACGCCCTCGTTTTTCGAATGCAGTTCCTTCAGCGTCTGCGCGAGCGCCGGCCCAGACTGGTCCGGCTTCACGATCTTCCTGTCGCCCGCGAGACGGACCAACTGGCCTTCGTACGGCTCTCCGGGTTTCGGGACGCGGCCGTACTGGCCGAGCGTGCTGCGGATGTGGTTGTACATCTGCTCGACGTTCGATGCCTGCGCGATGCTGCCCTCGAGATGCGTCAGGTCCGGCTGCCACGTACCGCGATGGAACAGCACCAGGTCGTTTTTCTTCGCTGACTTCGCGAGCTTCCGCTCCGGGTTCAATCCCTTGCGGACGAGGAAGTTCCCGAACTGGGGCGCGGTATCGATGTGCGGCACGTACTGCGCCAGACCGGCAACCGGCGACGGCGCACCGAGCTTGTCGGACACGGCCTTCGTGACGATCCCGCGACGCGCAGCGATCTGCTCCTCCGGCACCTTCCCGATCTGGCTCATGATCCGCTCACGCGCCGTGAGCGGAACTTTCATCGCCTCCAGGTACGCGTCGACGCGTGGCGTCGGCGAGTCGCCCGTCTTCTTCGCGACCTTGTCCCAGATCTTGGCCTGCGCGGCTCGCTGCTTGTTCCACTTCGACGCGGGCTCGTCCTGCATCATCTGCCGGTAGAACCCGGCAAGACGACTCGGCGTCTCACCCTGTGCGTAGGCGAGGATCGCGCGTCGCTCCTCCTTCGTCATCCCGCGGCGGGCTTCCTGCAGGCCGCGCAGCATCGCGTCACGCACCAGGTACGTGTCCGCCTTCGACGTCGCCGCCTCGCGAATCGTCTGCTTCTTCAACCGGTACCGCGACACGCTTCCCGAGCGGCTCGTGACGCTTGACAATCCTCGTTGCGCTGCGCGGTCGATCAGGTTCGACGAGAGCGGGTTCTGCTCCGATGCGCGGATGATCTGCGGCGCCGCGCCCTCCACCGTGTGAACACCCTTCAGCACCGTAGCCGCGCGTGGCGCTGTCGCGAATCCCTTCGCCGCCTTGCCGAGCAATCCCGCCCGGGCAGCCATCCCAGCCGAACCTCCAAGCAGCGTCTTTGCCGGCAGCAGCGCCGAGATCGTCCCGATCGGATCCTCCTCGAGCGCTCGCACCGGATCCGCCTTGATGTGCTTGTAGTACGCGGCCAGGCCGTGGCCGAGCAGCTTCACTTCCGTCGGATCACCTTGCACGGCGTGGCCGAGCGCGCGCCCGGTCTGGAACCCGCCCACCGGAACGCCGATCAGGTTCCTCGCAGCCGAGGAGGGAGCGTTCAGCGCGGCGTCGATCAGCCGCGGCTTGTGCTTCCCCATCGCGATCAGCAGCTCGGTGTCGGTCGCGTTCTTGCCGGGATCGTCGAGGCCCTTCTGCTTCAAGAGTTGGTGCAGCCGGTCGCGCTCTGACTGGTCGAGCATGTTGACACGCGGAACCTTGTCCAGGTTGGCGCCGTGCTGCTGCGCGTCGCGAAGCACGTTCTGCGCATTACGGAGAAACTCGGGAGCGATGTCGGATTGCGGGATCCCGGTATGCAGCAGATGGATTGTCGCGTTCGCACCGGCCAGTCCCGGCCGGCTCATCAGCGTGATCGCCTGCTTCGCCATCGACGCGCGATCCGACCCCGGATCATAAATCTGGCTGATCAGCGCATACGTCTGCGCGTCCGGCTTCTCGAGCCGCTGGCCATACACGTTGTGCGCCTGCACCACCGCGCGATGCTGGGTCGTCGCCTGCCGGAACGCCTGCTGATGCTGCCGCGTGAAACTGCCGCCTCGAGCAGTACGCGGCTGGGGTCGCGACTTCGCAGCCGGCTTTGGCTGCGGCATCGGCCGCGGCTTCAGATGCTCCTCAGCGAGACGCGCCATCTAGACCGCGCGCCCCGTATACGCACGCATGATCTGCTGTGCCTCCCGCATCGAGAAGCCAGCCCGCACGAGCAGGTTCCTAGCCCTGACGTACGCAGTCTGCGGATCCATCGCGGGAGCGTTCGCGCGATTCTCCTTCGTGCCTGTCAGCCACGTTCCGACCTTGGTACCGGTCAGGCCCTGCACGCCACTCGCGGTCATGTGCTGTACCGCCAGCGCGAGACCCGCCGGGCCGTTCGGCGCGATCACCGAAAACGCCGGGAACGTATTGCCGTTCTTGTCTGGCGGCGGCTGGAACGTGTACGTGAACCCGGTCCGCTTCGACACCGGCTGCGTCCAGCGTGTGTACGACGCCTGCGCGTCCTTGATCGTCTGCGCCCGCTGCTTCTTCGATGCGTTCTTCGACGCATTCGTCTGCCGGTTCGCATCCGCCGCGGCCCGCGTCGCCGCGTTCTGCTGCGCCACGCTGAGCTGTCCCGCCGCGATCTGATTGTCGAACGCCGTATTCTGCTGCGCCGCATGGAACTGGCTCGCCGCGAGGCTGTTATTGAAGTTCGCGACCGCGGCCTGCAACGCCGTATCCTTCTCCTGCTTCAGATAATCGTTCGCCGCCGACTGCTGCTTCATCTTGATCGCACTCACCTGCTGCGCACGATCAAGGACATCATTCCGGCCGCGAGCAATCGCAGCGTTCTGACCACCCGCCAAAGCCTGCGCCATCGTCGCACCGAGCGCACTGACCAGACTCGACCCGCCAGGCGTCGCAGCCACCCCCGAACCGCCACCCGTCAACGCAGCCCGATTCGCCGCCGCCGACGCGTCCTGGAACGCCTTCTGGTACAACCCGCCACCGGCAGCGGCAACCTGCGTCTGGTTCCCCTGAATGCCCTTCAACGCATTGCCGAGCTGCGCCGCGCTGGTGGTGTAGAAACTCGACGACGGCAACGCTGCGACGGCAGCGTTCGCGTCCGACGCTGCTCGAGCGTTCGCCTGCGACGTGAGCCACTCGAGGCTATGCGTCCCGTACGGCTGGAACGGGTTATACGCGACCCGCTTGGGCTTCTTCTTCGTTGCCATGACTATGGCCTCTGGTATCCGTGCGGGCCACCAGCCACACCGCGAGGCTGCGGCCTGGACTTCGGGCGGGGATGGTATTTGCGGCGCTTCGCGTCGATCTTGTCCTGCTTCAAGTGCGCCTGCGCCCTCGCGACGCGAGCCTTACGATCCGCTTCCCACTTCGTCGACGCCGCCGACTTCGCAGCTACAGCCTTGGCTGCGACTGCTGCGGGCGAGCCGGGAGGCGCCGTCTTCAGATAGTCCGGGTAGAGGCTGGTGATCAGGTTCGACTCGTCCGTGTTCACACCGCTCAGTGCCGACTGGAATGCTTTCTGTGCGTCTGCGAGCTGCTTCTCGTACGCGGTGCCGGCATTCTGCTGGCCCTGCACCTGAGCACCCGAGAAGAGGAGTCCTCGGCTATTGGCGGAGTTCTGGATCGCCTGGCTATTGCCCGACAACGCGTTGGATAGGGCCTGGATGTGGCTGAACGGATTCTCTGCCGCGGTCGTCTGCCGATACCCGCCTTTCCCGTCCGGCACCCATCCGTACTGTGCGTAGATGCCGGAGCGTTGCGCGGCGAACTGCGGATTCTGCATCAGATAGCGCGGGTCCGTCTGATACCACGCCTTGAACCTGTCCTGCGGCGTCGGCACCGGCGCAGGAGGCTTTGCGAGAACAGGAGGCTTTGGAAGCGGCGGAGGCTTCGGGGGAGGCTTAGGAAACGGAGGTGCCTTCACACTACTCACGACTGCCACGATGCCTCCCTAAACATTCCGCACGAACCCCAGCAAACTGATGAACATCGATACCTGGCCGTTCGTGTTCCCAAGATCATTCTGCTGCGCAACGTTGAACACCGGCTCGTCGAAGAACGGCACGATCACCTGATCGATACCACCACCGCCGACCGCCGTGATCCTGGTCAAGAACACGGGATTCCCGGCGAACACCGACCCGGACGAGATCGAGAACAACTGATACGCGATGCCGGCACCAAGCGCGCTGATCGACGTCGAGACGGTGATCAGGCACCCGGCCGCCCACGTCGGAACATCAACACTACTCCCGCCCGTGGCGGTGTTGTTCCGCAGGTTGACGGTATCCGTGAACGTCGCGGCAACGGTGAGCCGCGCCTGGATCACCGGGTATGCCGACACCCACGCGAACACGCTGCTCTTCGTCGACAACCCCGGAAACGCACGCCGCTCCGTATCGGTAGGACTCGTGCCCTGTGCGGCACCCGTCATCCCGATCGGCGCCAAACCCTGCCGACCACCATCATCAAGGATCACGCGACACGCTCCACCCGCAACTGACGCGCAGCGATATCCACGTCGATCAGTTCGCACTCGTCCGGATTCTGGGTCTGCGTGATCGTCAACGCCATTGCACGCGAAAGCGTCGTCGTGTCGTAGCGTTTCGACTGTGCGGACGTGGCGTTCGTGATGGTGCCGAGCGTCGCACCCGACTCCTCCCCATCAAGACCCGGCGTCGACGCAATCGTCACCGTCCCCGTGCTTCCCGGCATCCGCACCGTCACGCGCTCGTGCCGGAACTGCTTCAACCGGCTCGGCTCATCATTGTCGTACGTCTTCGTCTTCACCGTCATCGTCGGACCCGTCCCCGCAACATCCGTCGTCGCCGCCGAGCTCGGATTCGCGAGATAATCGATCCGCACCAGCTTCGTGGTGTTCGACGCAGTGCCGGGTTGGAACCTGGCCGCGAAGATGCGAGTGGTGTCCTGCGGGTCTTTGAAGCAATTCGTGATGTCGACGTTCTGGAACCTGGTCCACCGGAAACCATCCATGTTGCATACGAACACGCCGGCTGAGGTGGAGATGTAGTAGTGGTTCGACTGGATCATCCCGGAGCCGTACACGGTCGCGTTCGCGATAGTGTCGAGGAAGTAGTTTTGGATCCGGCCGATCATCGTGTTGATCAGGTTGCCGTTGTGGTACAGGTAGACGCCGTCCGGCGCCATCATCATCACGCCGCTCGGGGTGCGCACCGTCGCCTTGTCGCTGATGCACGGAATCCGCTGATTCAACGGCCTCAGCTCGTACGTCAACCCGCCGCTGGTCGTCGTGTTCGTGTTCAACGTTCCCACGAGACGGCTGCAGATCGGCCGGCCGAGGATCAACAGCTCGCCGTCCGACACGGGTTCGACGCCCATCACGAGATCCATCCACGGAACATCCGCATAGTTCGACTCCGGATACCCGTAGTTGCTCATGAACAGATTCCCGTCCGCCAACGTATTCACCGTCGACGTCTCGGTCGGCAGCAGGCTCCAGATGATCCGGTTCTTCAGATGCTCGTACACGCCCGAGGAGCGTTCCCGGGTGACGCCGCCGAACACGACGCGGTTCTGCCACGACGCGCCGCACTCCGCGCCACGCCAGGCGGCGGTACCAACCGCGGGCGACGCGAAGTCGAGGAATTGCTGCATCGAGTTCACCGTCGCACCACCCGTACCCGACGTGAAGGATCGCGTCGGAGCCGGCGACACGACGACGGACGTCGCGCCGATCGCGGTGATCTTCCCGATGTACTTATCCGTCGCGGCGTTCTTCTGAATGAAGATCGAGTCGCCGACCGTGTACGCCGCGGTGTCCGACGCAGAGAATCCGGTGATCGTCCTATCACCACTGGTGATCGTCAGTGCCGGCGTGGATGACCGCAATGTGTTCACTCCGCCGCTCATCGCAGCGAACATCCGGTAGAAGCTCGTTGATCCGGCCAAGGGTGACCGCATCGGCACGATCGCGTACCCGAAATGCTGGAACGGCCGGCCCAGCCCGTTGCCGCTGATGAGCGCATTCGCCCACGATGCGCTGGTGATCGCGAACGTGCCGGCGCCTGGTGTGAACGCTCCGGTGATCAGCTGCCCGGCGACGCCGTTCGATTCGTCGAGGACGTAGCCTCTCAGGATCTCGGTTTCCACGCTCGACTGGGCGAACGTCACGCACGACCCTGAGATCGTGCTGCCACTCGACAACGCGGTTACGGTCGATCCGCGCTTGTGGAGGGTGCCCTCCTCGCCTATAAAGCAATCCAACGCGTCCCAGACGGCGTTCTCCGGCAGCATGTGGCGGGGGACGTCCTGCACCATGCCGGCGGCGAAGTTGCCGTGATGCAGCCACGCACTCATCGTCGAGCGGCCGGCCACTACCGCATCCCCGAGAAGTAGGTTGACCGGTCATGGATCGGCTGGTTGGGACGATTCGGATACCCGATGATCATCCCTCGCGCGGTGTTGCCCTGGCGTTGCATCATCCACATCTGGAACTGGCCGAGGAACCCCTCGTACTTCTGCCGGTACGTCTCCGCCAGATCCGGCGACTCCACCTCCGCCAGCCTCGAGGTGCCGTACGACGTGAGGAGACGCTCCTGCCACTGCGACGGAATCACGGACGGCACATCTCCGGCAGCGCTGAGCGCGGTAGGTGATGGGACGTAGAAGATCGTGATCGTGTCCCCCGCTGACGGAGCCGGCGCGATCTGCAGCGTGTCCGCACCCTGGAACGCGTACGCCCGCGTGAACCCCGTCACCGCGGCACTGTTCAAATCCAGCACCTCGCGGAGCGATGCGGCGGGGACGATCGCGAAATTCGACGTCGCGCCCGACTGGATATACCGCAACTCGTTAATCGCAAGCACACCGGTCAGGGTGAAGTCGCTGGTGAGCGAGTACTTCGTCTGGTTCGCGACGAGGTTCTTGGTGGCGTTCGTCTCGCCGAGTGCCGCACGCGCGCACACGTCGATGTACCCGTCGTTGATGTAGACACCTGCGTTCGTCGCGTCGCTCGAGACGCTGAGTGCCTGGACGGCGGTTTTCAGGTCTCCGAAGGTGGTTGCCATTACGCCTTCTTCCTCGCCAAGTCGAACCGCGTCTCAGGACGGAACACTCCACACGTCTCATCGAGGGGACACGAGTCGCACGGTGGACCCTCATGACCGAATCCCGAGCACTTAGCACGCCCGAACCGTTGATCCGCGGTGTTCGTTGATCGGATGACGTTCCGCGCAGCCTTCTCGATGTTGTTCATGAGGTCGCCATCCTTCGTTCGGACGGTGTAGACCAGTGTCCCGTCAGGCTCGCGAAAGTGAGACGCAGCGGTCGCCACCTAGCGCTCCTCGATCGGGGGAATCTTCGGCAGCAACCCCTGATGCAGCGCCTGGAAGTACTCGGTCGACACCTCAGCGCCGCACACCGGACAACACCCCTGCATCACGCGTTGCCGCCACGGCAAGACCTGGCCCGGCTTGTCGTACACCTCAGCGAACCGCTTCACGGAGCTCGCGCTGGGGCGTTCGGGGAATACCTCCATGCATTCCGCGCACGCCGTGCCATCCGCGAGCCGCTTCAGCGTCTCGAATTGCTTCCGGTCATGCAGGATCCACCGGACCCCGCGCCGACCGGTCCGCTCCACCGTCTCGTCGTAACACTCCTCAACGGCGGCCAGGATCGGCTCCCGCCACTCTTCCCGCTGACGAATCGTGATCCTCATGCTGCGACCCTCATCCCTGCTCGCGTCCGGATCTCGCGAAGCGCCTTCCGGTACAGGTACGCCGTCTTCTGAGCAGTCCGGTTCGTGACGACATGCTTCCGCGCAGCCTGGGCGAGCTTCAGCCGGAGCGTGTCATCGACTATGAGCGTCTCGATCGCTTCCTCCCACTGCTCCGGCGTGTCCGCGAGCAGGCCGGTGCGGCCATGCTTGACGGTCGCGTACGGCTTCGCGTCGGATCCGATGAATGCCGCGCCGGCCATGCTCGACTCGAGCCACTTCAAGTCTGATTTGCCGCGCCCCATCTCGTGATTGCGGATCGGCGCGATCGAGATATCGAACGACGCCAGCAGTGCGCGGTACGCGGCGAGGCTGATCGTCTGCGGCTGCTGCACGTACTCGAAGTCCCACGACGCCGGCGCTGGGAAGTTCGTCACCAGCATCACCTCAACGTCGGGGTGCCGCTTCTTCACGCGCCGGAGTGCTTCTGCGACGATTGGCGCGTCCCGCTCATGCTGCCGCGAGGCTGCCCACCCGATCCGCAGCTTCCCATCACCCATCGGCTCACGCACCCTGCGCCAGTCAGCCTCCAGAATGCTGTTGCGGAGCAGGTAGACGTGCGGGTTATAGTCGGCGTACAGCTCGGCCAGGTGCGGCGTTGCGCAGAACACGGCGGGACACCGCTGCACGAATTCGACGTGATCCGGCTGCTGGTCGTACCACTGGTTCCCGACCGCGCGAAGATTCGAGATGTACAGATCCGGCACGAGTTGTTCGGACACGTACGCGTCGTCGACGTCGCCGATCACGAGCACCTCATCCCCGAACCGGTTCAGCACGTCGAGCGCTTCGGAGGCTGGGTGCATCGCGATGATCGCGTCGCATCCGAAGTAGCCGTGCGGGATGTTCCCCGCCACGATCCCCGGGAGCGGCTCCGCCGGCACGCTGCCGCGTACATACGCGACACCAGGGCTAGCGCTCGGCATGAACACGGCCTCCACTGGGTAGCGTTCCAGCCGGTCGCCGAGGATCTCCTTCAGCTGGTCTTCTTGCGAGAACGATTCGTCGCGCGCTGCGTGTTCGATCCGTTGCGTCAGGCTCTGCTGATGCTGCCGATACCGGTACTCGGCGGGAAGGATCCGTTCGAACCGGTACCCGGCCTTCGCGATCCGGTTCATCAGGTCCCAGTCCTCGACGACCGCCATTCGCCAACCGCCAACGGCGCGGAGCACGCTGGTCTTTACGAGGAACACGCCGCACGTGTTCCGCCACTGGATGATGTGCCGCCCATAATGCGGCGGCTCGAACGTCTGTTCGCGATCACCGAACAGTTCCATCCTCGGGTAGACGCCGTCCGCGTCGCCGATCGCATCCTCCAGCATCTCCAGCATCCCCGGCCCGGCGACGTCATCCGCGCCGCACACGAACGTGTACGGCGTCGTGATCTCATCGAGCGCGACGTTCAGCGCGGCGTGCATCTCGCGCTTCCCGTTGTTCTTGGCGATGATGAACGGCGTGCCGTTCGGGAAGCTGTTCAGGCATTCGGTAAGCCACGCTTCGTTGCGGCCATCCCACGGGATCAGGATCGTGGACAGCGTCACGCGACGAGTACCTCGGCGTGCACGTCATGCGGCGACGTGATCTGATTGAACGAGCGGCCCGGCACCTTCACGATCGTCTCGTGTGGTGCATGCAACGGCTCCACCACACGATCACCCCTGCGTCGTTCGACCAGGTGAATCGTGTCATCCGGGTCGACGTCGCGATCCCGGCACCACTTGCGCGCGACGTTCACCATGTGATGCGGCGCACCCGGATTCGGTGCGTACCGGCCACTCTGAATCGACAACAGGTCCGCGAGGAACGTGATCGCGTCGGCGAGCGTGATGAAGTACCGGGTGCACGCGGCGACATCGATCCGGCTCGTCTCCTCGAACTGCTTGTCCCACGCCTGGAACACGTTCCGGTTCGACTCGCGCACGTTGTACAGGCGTCCGACGACGCCGTGCGCATTCAGCACCATCCGCTCCGCAATCAGCTTCGACGCGCCGTACACCGTCTCCGGCACCGCCGCCTTGCACGTCGACGCGAGGATCACGCGACACCCGAGCGCCAAGGCGTTGCGGGTCCCTTCGATGTTGACGTGCTGCGTCGCGAACGGATGATCCTCGCCGCTCGGCGCGTGCTTGTCGGCCGCCAGGTGATACACGACGTCCGGCACGTACCCGATATCGATCGGGTACCTGACGTCTGCGAGCGGATTCATTCCTAGGTCGAAGCATTCAACACCATGACCCCGCGCTTCGAGCTCGCTGATCAGGCTCGGTCCGAGACTTCCGGCGCCTCCGGTGACGAGGATCCTCATGCGAACCGTCCAAACAGTTCATCGATTCCGGCGCAGATGATCTCGGCCTGACGGAGAATCGAAAGTCCCTCGATGTAGGTATCACCGAGGAACTCGTGCTTCTTGGCAAACACCCAGTGGTCAACGACTGCTCGGTGGAACGCCGCCTTGTACTGATCCGTCGAATAGTCCATCACGGTTCCCGAGTCTCGATCCTGCGGCGACTTCTCGTACTGCTCGAGGTAGTTGTTGAACCTCTCCTCGACGAACTTGTCGGCGTACCTCTTCACGGGATCCGCACCGTCAACGCCGCATCCTCCGCAGCAACCTGCGCGGCCTCTTCCGTCTTCTTCTGCAACGCAGCGACCACCGACTCGCGGTTCTGCATCGCCACCTCGTACTTCAACGCTTCGACGAGCACGCCGGCGTCCGCAGCGAACGGCGCGATCTTCGACGCATGCATCGAGTCGTACGACGGCCACGGTGGCTTCAACGCCATCGGCTGCACAACCACGTAATCCTGGCCTTCGGGATGCTCGGTGAAGTGCTTGATGATCGTGTCCCTGACATCACCCTCGTCGGCCCAGTCGGTGTCGTACACCGAGAAGGTGGGTCGCCACGCGGTATAGATCTGGCCGGCCATCGCGCCATCGCGCGTGTCCGGGTGCGCGCCCCACGCACTGGCACTGAACGGGTCGAGTGGGTCGCGGAGATCCCGCTTCGACCAGAACTGCATCGCGAACTCGATGTCGTACCCGACGAGGCCCGACTGGCGGAACTCGAGCCAGATCTGCGGCTTCACCACCTGGCGGCGCAGCACGCCGTTCTCGTCCTGGCCGATCTGCGCCACCTCGTTTCGTACCAGGTGGTTGTAGCGTGCTGATTTGCTGACGATGCGCATGAGTTTTCTGGCCTTTGATGGGTTGGCGAAGCCACCCCCAGCCGTGACTGGGGGTGGCTTCATGGAGCCGATCAGCTGTACGCCGTTACGGCCTTCAGGATGGCGTGGTTCTTCTCGTTGCCGACGAGCAGCGTCGCCTCGGTGAGGTACTCCGACTTGACGGAGTCCTCGTCGGGGGCCTGCCGGTTCTCGTACAGCTTCGTGTCGCGCGAGATGCCGTTCCCTTCGAGGGTGCACATGTACACGTCGGTCATGTCGACCAGGAACGCCCACCCGCCGAACTGGGTGAGGTTGGTCGAGTAGTCGACCCATTCCCGCATGTTCACGACATCGACGACATCGCCGGCACCACTCTGGTACTGCTGGACGTGGACGCCCCACTTGGAGAGGTCCGGGCTCGGTGGTGCGAGCTTGCCCATCGGGAACGAGGACAGGCCGCTCATGATCAGCGGACTGCAGAACAGCACCTTGTTCCTCGATCCGAACCGGAACCCGGTGCGGAGGAACGTCTCAAACGCGGTCTGCGTGAGCGCGTTCGAGCCGGCCGACGTGATGTTGGTGACGATGAAGTCGGTCAGGCCGCCGGCGAACCCCTGTGGCTGGGTGCCGCCGGTGAACAGGTCACGCTGGCCCCAGAAGAACGTGTGCTCCCACGCGATCAGGTGCTCGAGCAGCTTCTTCTTCCGCTCCCGCTTCATGTCCGGCCCGCCGTACAGCTGCGAGGCTGCGAGGGTGTTGGTGGCGCCGAACGGGTGCCGCTGGATCTGGGTGTAGTTGAAGTTCGCGGTCAGCTTCGTCTGCTTGAGGGTGCCGATCGTGGCACCCTCCAGCGCCGCGTTGCCGACGTACACGACATCAACGCCCGACGCGGCGGTCGCGGCGTTGACGCCGCCGACGGAACGTGTCACGCCGGCGGTGTCCGTCGCCATCGCGGTGATCGCGACGTTCTCTCCGGTCGTTGCGATCCGCAGCACGTCGCCGACCCGGAAGTACTGGCCGGTACCGGCGGTCAGGCCGATCGTGGTGTCCGCCGACGCGGCGGTCGCGGCGAGCGCGGTGAGGCGCGGGATCAATTCGTCGGATAGCCATTCTTTCTTCTGGCTGAAGCACGTCTGCTTGTTGACGCGGTTCAGGAAGCGGGTGAACGGAGCGGCGTCATCCTCGAGCAGGTTGATGTAGTCGCTCATGTCGATCACGCGCTGGTTCGCGGTAATCGTGTTGTCGGACACGACTCCGGTAGCAATGGTTGCCATCAGGTGGTTCCGTGAGCCTTTCTGGGATTCGTGTGGGTGATGGCGTTCGTTGCTAGGGCTCGAGCTGGCCTTGCGAGGTGTCCTAGCCCTGCCGGAACGTGCCGGCGGGGAACATGTCGACCGTCTCGTCGGGAGGCGGCTTCGCGACGCTTGATCGCGCCTGGGTGCGCGGCTTCTTCGCAGGTGTCTCCGACGCCTGGCCGGCGTCATTGGCTGCGAGCCGCATGTTGGTTTGCCACTCCTCCAAAGCGATCTGGCTCATCGCTGCCTGCAGGAGGCTGAACATCTTGTCCGGATCGGTCTGGTACGCCGGGTCCTGTGCGATCACGTTCTGCACGTTCGGTGTCTGGAGTCGCTCCATCACCTTCGGCAGGTACTCGGTCGCGTTCGGATACTCGTTCGCGAACCTGGCGATGGTGGCTTGCACCATCTGCTGCGTATGCGCCGACTGCAAGGGCTCGAGGTGCTGCGCATACGATGCTTCCATCTGTTCCGCCCTGGCGGCGATGATCGTCTCGACGCGCCAATCGGTGGCTGCGACGGGATCCTGTGCCTGCCATAAGGCGAACAGCTGCGAGACGACCTGGGGTCCGCGATACCCGAACTCGTGCTGGTTCTCGGTCACCCACTCGATCACCTCCTGCGCCCGGGCAGGCTCCTGGATGATGATCTCCGCCAGTGGCTGTGCGTCATCGGCGCCGAGCACGGATCCCCAGACGCCGAACGGATCCTCATCCTGCTGCTCCTGCTCCTCTTCGGGTGGTTGCTGGCGGGATTCGTGGAACTGGCGTTCGAGCTCCTTGTGCGCCTTCTCGGCATCCTCGATCGTCTTGTACTTCCCGAAGATCAGCGGCGCCTCAGCAGCCGCATCCCCCTCCTCCTCCTCGCCATCCTCAGCACCCTCCTCGCCGGCGTCGGCGGTGTCGGGCGCCTCCTCCTCCTCTTCGGCGACGTCCGCTTCGTCCGTGTCGGGGTCTCTGAAGGTTCCTTCGGGGAACTGGTCAGCGATATCGGACACTTCTGGCTCCTAGTGTCGGCCGGTCACCGAAACTGGCCGCTTCGGCGTCGGGGTGGATGGTGCGATCAGGATCGTCTCGAGGCCGCGAATCTCGCTTGACACGCGCAGATACGCATCCCATGACAAGTCGCCGTGGATCAGCTGCCGGATCAGCGTGCCGCGTTTCGCTTCCAGGTGCTGCTCCAGCGCGTGCCATTCCGGCAGCATGTCGAGCCGGCTGATCAACAGCTGCAAGTCGTCATTCATCGCAGCATGTCCCACGGCCAAGGATCACTGATCGCCTTGGGCGTTTTCGGAGGCCAAGCGATGGTGGGGTGTGCCGCGCCGCCCGCTCCACGAGGGGAGGTGTGGTTGGCGCGGCCTGCCCATGCAAGCCATTGCCGACGGCCAGAGTCAACATGGCTAGAGCAGTCCAAACATGACCAGCATCAACGCATCCTCTTCATCCGAAACGACCAGTTCCACCGGAGCCTCGACGACAGGCTTGACGGGGACACGCTTCTTCTCGGGAGGCGGGGGATGATGTTCATGGCGTTGCCGGTGTTCGCGGACCTGGTGGTCGGTGAGCGGGAACCAAGCCCCGCCACCCGTCACCTTGACGCGTACCTTGACGCGTGGCCGGTACAGCAGCAGCAGGCTCAACCATCAGCGCTCCCACCCGGCTTCGACGCAGTCAACGTGACGGACAAGTCACCGATCGCGTTCCAGTAGTGCTGCTTCGCGAATGCTTTCACCTCATCCGTGCGATGCTCGAACACCGCGCTGATGCCGCTCACGATGTTCGCGATCTTGAAATCACACCTGACCGGGTAATGATCGAGGCCCTGCAGTTTCCGCCATCCGGCGTCGAGGTAGAACCATGTCGTCTCGTGGATGTACCGGGTATGCGTCGGATCCCAGAATGCGCGCTCGTTGATCGCGTACGGATGCTCCAACGTGACTTCGGCGCCGTCCGCGCAGATGCGGTGCACCTCGTCGAAGAACACGAAGAACCCGTCGCGGCCCTGGTACGCCGGCATGTAGTGCGGAATATGCTCAACGAGATGACTCGCATGCACATGACTGACGCTGTTATCAGCGAACGGCCACGGTTCGCCCGAGAACAAGTCGAATCGGGTGTCAGCGTCCGCGCCGGGAGCGTTGTCGACGCCGTGATACGAGTCGCGCTTCCGTTGTCCGCAGCCGAGGTCGAGCTTCAGGAGGTGGCCCTGGTCGGCGAGCGTCGACACGACCGGCTTCTTCCGCGCTCGAGTGGTCACCAGACGACGCCTGTGGAGAAGTCGAGGTGTCCGACGCGGACGTTGGTGTCGACGGCGATCCGCATCCCCGCTTCACGCATCGCCTTACACGCATACAGGTCCTGCGTCATCAGGCCCTTGCCTTCACTGCCGGTCAGGGTCTGGAAGATCGGCCGCTCGAGCCGCTTCAACGCGGAGATGCGGAACAGTGAGCAGCCCATCCCGATCCCGTTCGTCTCCTGCAGGCCGTGCTGATCAGGATGGATCTGCTGCGGCTCGAAACTGACCGGAACACGTGCCGGATCACCGTAGATCATCGGAGCCCCCGCCTCGCCCTTCGTGAAGTAGAGGCTTCCAACCGCGTCGTACGGACCCTTCTCGATCGCCTCGACGAGCTTGATCAGCGCATCCGGCGGCACCAGGTTGTCGTGCTCGAGCGTGAGCAGGTACGACCACTCGTTGAGCTGCGAGTTGAAGATCACGTCGAGCGCGGCCTCGTATGCAGATCCGACTTCGGCTCGCTCGACCAGCATCCGGTACGCCGGCTGGTTCATTGGCGTCAGCAAGCTCCACCACGTCTCCACGATGCGAGGCTGGATTGGTCCGGTGACGGGTGCGACGATCACGGTTGACAGGTTCGCGTAGCCACGCTGCCGAGAGAGACGCTTCTGCGTCTTCACGAGGTCACCGTTATGCGCGCCCGGGTCGTAGGCGAGGTGGATGATCGGCTGGTCCGACATCTAGGTGCTCATGATCGTGATGTTCGGCAGCAGCCACAACGAGAACGCGTTCGTGCCGCTGATCACGCTGGTGTGGATGCTGGACGGCACGACCAGCAGGTTCGTGGTTGTCGCGTTACTGGTGGTGGTGAACACGCCGAGGTACCGGAGTGGGCTGATCGCGACGCTCGTGCCGAACGCCTGATGGATGTTCGTTGCCGTGGTGCTGCCGATGTTCATGAACGCGGCCGTATTCCACCCGCCGATACTCGCGCCGCTGGTGCGGTGCGTGTAGCCGTGCGCGATCCAGTAATCACCGGACGGGAGGCTGTTTGCTCCCGTCATGAACGAGATCGGGTGCAAGCCGACGAAGTCGGCGGACACGGCGGCTCCAGACGCCTGCGTCGAGTTCGCGTTGCTATCGGTGCCCCACCACCACTTCGCGGTGTAGTTCGTCTGGCTGTTCTGCGACGCGACGACGTTGAAGATCATGCTCGACACCAGGCTGAGCGCGGTGTTCGCGTTCAGGGTGTAGATGCCGAGGTAGTGCGCGGCGCTGATACTTCCCGTGCCGGCTGAGATCGCGCCGCTGATGGCGCCACGGATCTGGTTGAACGTCACGTTCGGGTTGAGCACGTACGGCGCGATGTAGAAGTGCGCAGTCGTCTGCGTGGAACCACCGGTCGAGCCGGATGTGCCGCTGATCATCGAGCTGGTCGCGATCGGATTCGGGACCGCCGGCCACATGCTGGCCGTATACCCCGACTGGGTCGCGGACACGGTGATCGTGGACGCTCCGGCACCCGTCGCCTGGCTCAGCGTCACCATCCCGGCACCCGCCAGCACCAGCCTCGAGCCGGTGTTCACGGTCGTATTGCCGGCCGTGTTCCCACCCGTCGACACGCCCGCGCTCAGCACGTCCTGCGTCTGCACCGTCTGCGTGGCAACGTTGATCGACAGGGTTCCACCGTTCGCATCCGTCGACTGACTGAGAGACACGGCGTTCGTGCCGACGAGCACCAGGCGGGTTCCCGTCACGCCAGTGGAACCAGCCGTGTTCCCAAGGCTGGATGCGCCTGCGGAGAAGGCTCCCGCACCGCCACCTGCGGCGCTCAGCGAGATGGTGTTCCCGTTCGCGTCCGTCGACTGGGACAGCGTCACGTTCTGCGAACCAACCAGCACCATCCTGGTCCCGCTCACGCCGGTCGAGCCGGCGGTGTTCCCGAGGTTCGAGACGCCGCCTGAGAACAGGCTCTGCGTCTGCACCGACTGGGCAGCCGCAGCGATGGTGATCGTCTGCGCGTTCGTGCCAACCGTCACGTTCGCACCGCCACTCAACACGACGGTGCCAGTGCTGTAGAGGTTGTTCGATGCGGAGACGGCGCGAAGATCGAACTGCGTGAGCGGCACTACGGCGTCACCTCCGTGACACGCGCCGAGCCTGTCGCGCTCGCCCAGATCCCGTCTAGCTGGCCGGTATATCCGAACGGCACCTCGAAGTACCCATCCTGGTACAGCTTCACCGTGAAGCTCGTCGCGGATGCCGTCGCGCCGAGCTTCACGAACAGGAGGGCGGTCGAATCGTTGAACACCGCCGCTCCCACTCGCGACGTGTTCGACGCAAGCAGCGTCACGTTCGTCGCGGACGACGCGACGCTCGTGACCGTCGTCGTCGCGGCTCGAGGCGTCGGGTTGACGCGGAGACCGTTCGCGTCGCCGGCGATCGGCGTGGTGCCGTTCACGGTGCCGTCGACCAGCTTCACCCACTGCACCTGGCTGACCGGCTGGGTGCCGGCGACCGCGACCTCGTCGGACGCGACGGTGTAATCCACCAACGGTGGATTCGAGACGGTCACGTTGTCGGCGATGGCTGGCTACCCGTCGACTTCGGCGCTGGTGATGTTGCCCTGCTTGTCGCGCTGGATCCGCATCTTCCGCTTCCCCTTCGCAGCAGGCGTGATCACGGGAGTCACGGTCACGTTCGGAGCGGCGACGTGCACGACCGGAGCAGGCACGGGACGGATATGCACCACCGGCGGATGCGATATCACCTGCGAATCAGGCACGTGGATCACCGGGTTGATGTGAATCTGCGGCTGCTGCGGCGGCGCGTACGGTTCGATCGCCTGGCCTTGACTGGGATCCTGCGGCGGGCCCTGAGCGACGGCCTGTATCAACGCGGATGGATCAGGCGGCGCCTGACCATTCCCATTCGGTGCCGGCATCGGCATCCCAGGAGGCGCTCCAGGCTGCATCGGCGGAGCCACCCCCCAAGGAGCACCCGGCATCCCAGGAGGCACTGGCGGAGGCGGATCGTTCAGGTACGCCTCGCGATCATCCCCGTACGCCTCCGAGAAGTCCTCCACCAGCTCGCGGAAATTGATCTCACCCGGCATCAACGGCGCCAACCCCGCCAGCGTCTGCAGCTTGATCGTCGCCTCCATCCTCCGCTGCTGCTGATTCATCGACTCCGACACATCAGCAACCTGGTACACGCACGTCGAGTTCGCGAGCTCGTACGGTTCGATCGTGTCCGGCTCGTACTCACCACCACTCATGCTCATGATCAGTTCCGGCTTCGTCATCAACCGCTTGTTCAGCTCGATCTGCTGCTGACCAGCCCGATTCCTCGCATTCGCAAACTGCGTCTTGAAGCTCATCAAGCGACGCTGCGCACCACTCTGCATCAGCGTGACCTCCGTCGCGGTCTGCTGATCAACGCTGCCGTCACCAGCCCCGCTGACGTAGTCGACGGCGCCGGTGACGTCCTTCATGTCCTGCTTGATGCGATCCTCCGCGACCAGCACCGGCTCGATGATCGACGTGTTCGGCCGGTCCCACTGCGGAATCTGCCCCATATTGTCGACCGGGATACGCTGCGTGGGGAACCGATCTCCGAGGGCCTCCATGATCTCTGCGTTGGCGCCAGGGATGTACATGACGGAGTTCGCGAAAACCTCAGTGTTGTCGAGCCGCTGATTCATCAGCACCCACAACTCCGTCTGCTCATGCGCGATGAGCTCGCAGAGACTTTTCCCGACCACGTGGCCGTCTCGTTCGATCGGCGTCGCGTACACGAATGGGATCAGGCCGTGCCCGAACGGGTTCCGCTCATCACGAATCACGACTTTCCGGTCCGCGATCACCACCAACCGATCCTTCGTCCAGCGTTCGATGATCTCGATCGGCCCGGCGCGGAGTACCTCGTCGCGTTCCGCGCGGTCTTCGCCCGTGTTCACGTTCGGCGTCGCGACGGGCGTGTTCGGCGATGGTGGGATCTCGTCGACGTTCTGGTAGATCTTCTCTTCCTGCATCGCCATCAAGCTGGCCCGCGTTTCCCAGGTGCGGTAGTAGGTGGTGTCGATCTCTTCCGGACACGTCGCGTCGGGGTTCCACCAGAAGTCGCAGGCGTCGATCGGGATGAACGTCGGCTGGTCAAAGGACAGCTCGGTGACCCAGACTGGGTCCTGTTCCTTCATCACGTTGCCCGGCGCGGCGGTAAACCTGCGATCTAGCACCTCGACCCATTCCTGTCGCCATCCGACCTTCGCGATCGCGATGCCGCGCTTCAAGCCGCGACGCACGAACCGGGGCCACTTCTCCGCGAAGAAATCCTTATCCTCCTGCTTCGCGAGCAATAGCTCCCACTTGTCCGCCACGTGCTTGTCTTTCGGACTCAAGGGCTTGACGATCGGGTCGCTCGGCTCTTCCACGATCGCAGACACGACGGTCTCGATGAACTGCAACGCGAACGGTGGGTGCAGGTCGTGCCGCCACTTGGAGTCGGATGCTTTCAGGATCGCGTCGTAGACGTCGTCGAGTTGGCGGTACTTCTCGACGCGTTTCCGGTGCGGCTTTTCGGCTCGAGCGATTTCGCGTGCCAGGCTCAATGCGAGCCGGGTCTGTTCCGGGCTAAGCGCCAACGCGGGTCCTGGTGAGGAGTTTGTGGCCCATGTCCGGCTGCCGCACCCAGTACACCTCGTCGTCACGCTTCAAACGCCGTGACCCGATGAACGGAACAGGCTCACCATGATGCAGAGCGGCATAGACACCGACAAGGTTGAGGCCGGCTTCGGTATAGAAATTCTGCGTCGTGTTGAACCGGCCCGCATTGATCTCCGTCACCCGCGGCCGACCCAACGCATCCTCCCGCATATCAACGTAGAACACGCCATGCGGCACCACATCGCACGCCTTGTTCACGATCCGCACCGCCGCCTCCGCCACGTCGAACACGTAATCGTCACTGACGAGCCGAGCAACCCGGGGAGACGATGACTGGCCGCTCGGTGTCCGCGTGTCGGCGTATTCGACGCGTTCCCGACAAGCAGCGGCGACGGGTTCGCCGCGCCACCAGACACCGGTATAGCTGACGTCGCGGCCTGGGAGGTACTCGGACAGCATGAAGCCATCCTGATCAACTCGACCTCGCCAGATCCCTGCCCAGGCGATCGCGTCATCGACGTTATCTACCAGCTTGGCAGCCAGCGACCCAGCACCGATACGAGCTCGCATCCATAGAGGACGCGCCCAACGATTCGGATGAGTCGCAGACCCTTCGCCCCAGGAGAACGATGAAGGCGCCAAATCACCAAGCAACCCGGAGCAACGCAGCTTGTCCTGACAGGCAGCGACGACCTGGTACGACGGCGTGAACACGAGCTGCTTGAAGTCGAACACGCTCTGGATCGCGAGGAACAACGCCTCCTCATCAGGCTGCGCATGAATCATCGAGACGTCGCACTGCGCAGCCAGCAGTCCCAACTCTTCGCCATGATCCTGGTCGAGTGGCCGCGTCTCGAGCAGCACCCGCTCATCCGCAGTCGACAATTCGAGCAGCCACGGGTTCACGTCGCACCCAAGCACCCACGCATCCGGGTATGCCGCGCGGAGGCTCTTGATGAAGTTCTCCGCCGCCGGCCCACCCGCACCCAGCACCATCACGCGCATCGCTACCACTTGTTGTTCCCGGACCCCTTATGCCCCGGAGCGGTCTGCACCACCGTCAGCGCAGCCACCTGACCAGCAGCATCCACCGCAGGCTGAATCGCCGTCGCCGACCCAGCCACCCGAATCTGGCTATTCCCATCCTTATAGACCTGGCCGGCCGTGATCGCCAGATCAGCGATCACGCTCGACGGGTAGTAGCCGAGCCCGGTGATCTGATCAGCAAGCGCCGTCATCAGCCGGCTCCTAGTTCGCCAGGTATGCGAGCTCGGGCGGCAGCGACACCTCATCACCCGACTCGTTGTCGACGCACAAAAGCAACGACCCTTGATCGTCGCGGTAGATCGTGACGAGCGGCGTCTCCACCATCGTCGCACCCTTCGGCACGCTCGGCTTCCTCGACGACGCCGTCTTGGTCTTGTCAGCCATGACTAGCCTCCTCCGCTGTTCGCGATCGTCATCTGATCCTGCGAAGCCGCCTGATTCGGATCACCCAGCGTGTCCGGAGCCGCCGGCAACGCACCCTGCGTCAACGCCGCCTGACCAAGCGGATTCGCCATCTGCGCAACCTGCTGCGCAAGAATGCTCAACATCGACTCGGCCTGATGCTGCTGCAACTGCTGCGCCTCAGCCGCCTGCTGCTGCTGCATCTGCAACACGATCGGCAACACCGCATCCGCCGGCGTCCCACCAGGAGGAGCTCCCGGAGGCATCGGAGCACCCGGAGCACCCATCATCGACGGGTCAGGAGGCGGCGCACCCGGAGCAGGCGGGCCCGGTGGAGCACCGCCGCCTTGGCCTCCTGCTGCTGCGAGTGCTGCCATCAATGCCGGATCCATCCCTAGCCTCCCGTCAGCTCAGTTCAAATCTCAACGTGCTCCGTCACCAACGCCTGCAACGTGTCAAGCTCATAAGCTCGCATCTCCAGCGCGTCGCCGCCGGCAGCAATGAACTTCCGAAGTTCGCCAACCAGATCCGGATACACCGGGACATCTCGCCGGAGAATCCGATCTGCCTTCTTGGTGTTGCAGGTCTCCAAGCCACAGGCGAGATACCGAGTCAGCTGATCTGCGATGACGGGGTTCAACTGGAGTCGTCCCTATCATCCTCAAGGACGTCGATACGATCGGCGGCCGCGAAGATCGTGTTGATCGCGCGTATCCAATCCTCGTCGGTTGGATCGGCCAGGCACATCATCGCACTAGCAGCCGCCCTCAATTCCCGCGCTGTCAGATCAGCACTGTCGGTGAACGTCATGCCGAGATCCTCGGAGCCCGCTCCGAAATCGAACCCGTATTCCTCGCATACTCACGAAGCGCCGTCTTCCTCTGCGCCTTCACCCTCAGTGGCCGCTGCGCATGCTCACGCCAAACCTCCAGCGCGCCGGCATGCGACATCACCCTGTCGTCATGCGTCCCGCTCTGCGCCGCCGGCTTGCCGTTGGCGTGCACGACGAACGTCCGCATCTCCCGCTTCAACCCGTCATCCTTCAACCGCTCCGGATGATCACGCAGCATGCTGCGAAGCGACGACAGCATCACGGGCCTCGTCGTCTCCGTCGTATCCCACCCGATCTCATCCGTCCACGCCTGCGTATACGAATCCAGTTTCCGGTGCGTATACAGGTTCGGATACGTCAACGAGCGGTACAGCGTCGCGATCGTCGCAACGCCGTACCCTCCCGTGTTCTCGACCGCTATCAGCGCGGTCTTGTAGAGGTAGCCGAGTCGTGCGAGTTCGATGCCGTACAGGTCAGGATCGATCCGCGCGTGATACGCCGCGACCTGCTCACCCGTCTCGCGGTCGACGACGCTCGCTGCACAGTAGTCATCCTTCTTGCCGATCGGGCGTGCGTCGTGCGTGTCCAGGGTGACCTTGCCAGCCACGTCGCCGAACACGATGTACTCACGACCCGGCTGGGGAACCTGCCAGATCCGCAACGAACCCTGCTGATTTGGTTCGAAGCGGAGGCTGGAGCCGCCGCGGATCGGGTCACCCTCGATGCTGCCGATCCTCGAGGCATCAGTGGGATGGAACCGCTCGAGCAGTTCATGCGGGAAGTACGGCCGGCCTGAGGTGAGGAATGCGACTTCGGGACTGTCGGGATACTCCTGATCGAAGATCGCGGCATCCCCGCCGCAAAGGTTCTGTATCGCCCAGCGTCGCCACGCGAGTTGCGGAGCACCTACGCCCCTCGTGATGAGTGAAAGCTCGCGAGGCGTCCATTCAGGGGCCTTCCCGAGCATCTCACCGGTACGAGCAGCGTCGAGGGTGTAGTCGTCGAATTCGAACCACGGCGCGAAGAAAAACTCGTAATCACCCTGCTGGTTCATCGCCTGCTCGCACCGCTGATGGAACTCGTCGCCGATCCCGTTCGCGGTCGACTCGAGGAAGATCCACGTGCTCGGAGCGTCAGGGATGATCTGCAGCAGCGCCGTCAGCGTCGACTTCGGATCAGGCCAGTACGCCACCTCGGAACCATGCAACGCGTTCGCGCCGGTCGCACGACCAACACCTTCCCTGCCGCCAGCCGTGAACGTGCGCAGCGACGAGCCGTGGCGGAACACGATCCGCTTCCCCTGGATCCCTGTCCGCTTCTCCGGCCGCAACGCCGACGGCAACTCGTCGACCATCTGCTCCGTCATCCCATGCAGGTACTGCGACGACTCGTCCAGGTGCGCACCGGTCACACCGCGGAACGTACGCGTCACGCACGCCGCATGCGCAAACCTGCCTTGGATCAGCGTCGAGACGCCCATCCGCCGGCTCTTCAAC